TCCTTCAATGCATGCCGGCACTGCCCAGTGCGTCCACTTCTTATTCCTCGTTTTGAAGTGCTGCACACCGTTCGAGCATTCGACGGTCTCATTGTTCAGTCCGAATCCTGTATGCTCCCATGTCTTTTCCTTGTTGTCCTTTGAATAGAACAGGCAGACCAGCGTATCCTTCGGCATCCCGTCGGATATCTTCCCCTTGGCCTTCCAGTTGCTTGCTGTGTTCCACTGGCTGGTACATCCGGCTCCCTGCAGCTTCCACCCGTAGATCTGCAGCAGTACCCAGTACGTGAACCCTCGACAGTCGAATGCCCTGGTTTTTCCGCCTGGATAGAATGTACACCCGGAGCAGCTGCCGGTTCCGCTAAAGTTCTTACACTTCGTCTTGATCGTCGGATGATCTTCTCCCTTTGAGTTGTACGCCGCCCGCCGGTGTGACGGCGTGCAGTATTCTCCCCTGTCTCCGAAGATATACGGCCATCCGACGCAGGCCAGCGCCGTCTGCCATGCTGCATCTGACAACGGGATCCCGCTCGACTTCAGCTGACTGATCAGCTCGTCTACCTGTTTTGCTGTCTTCATTCCAATGTCACCTCCGAAAATGCTCAAAAAAATGAAACAATCGCAGAAAAGCGTTTGTTCCCCTTCGTTTTGACCTGTTTTGATGGTATAATAGTATATGAAAAGAGCGCTCGCGGCTGGACCCCGCTTACGCTCCGGCGGAAGATGTGGACGTAGCACACCTCCCAGTGAGTGATATTATCACATCCTTTCGCCCGAATCAAGAAAGGATGTGTTTTTTATGCCTCCGGAGATCCCCTATGAGCAGTTCCGTACTGTCCTGACCATGAACCTCTGCAACGTTCTCCCTCCCGATGAGATCACAGCCGCCTTGAAGGCCGTTGACATCTCCATCAATGATTATGAGATCACCCGTAAGCCGATGGCCCTGATCACCACCGAGGAAGTCCCCGATGTGGTAAAGCTCTATCTCGCCTCCAGGGCCATCTCCAACCTGGCTCACAGCTCGCTTGTGCAGTATAAGTATAAGCTGGTCAACTTTTTTAAGGTGATGCGCAAGTCCTACACTGATATCCAGACGAACGATATCCGCCTCTACCTGTATAACTTCAAGGCGCAGAATAATTCCTCCGACTGCTATTTGGAAAGTATCCGCGTCGTCATCAATCAATTCTTCCAGTGGCTCGTGGATAATGATTACCTTCTTCGCAATCCCTGCGCGAAGATCGAAAAAATCAAGTATACCCGCTACCGCCGGAAGCCGCTGGCACCTATTGATCTGGAATACTGCCGCTGGAAAGTAACGGACGTCCGGGAAAAGGCGCTGATCGACTTCCTGTTCTCCACCGGCTGCCGCGTCAGCGAGTGCGCTTCCATGCGCCTGTCGGATATCAACTGGAATGATCGTTCCGTCCTGATCCGTCATGGTAAAGGGGATAAGGAGCGCACCGTGTACTTCAATGCGGAAGCGGAAGTTTCTCTCAAAGCATATCTTGATTCCCGGAATGATGAGACGGATGCCATTTTCGTCAACGTCCGCGCTCCGCACGGTGCCCTCTCCAAAGGCGCCCTGGAGAGTATCTTCCGCAAGATCTCGAAGCAGGTCGATATGCACGTCTTCCCGCACAAGCTCCGGCATACTTTCGCGACTGTCAGCCTCCGCAGCGGGATGCCGCTTGAAAAGCTCCAGGCACTCCTCGGCCATAACGATCCGAAGACCACCCTGATCTACGCGAAACAGGACCAAACCGATATCCAGCGGGAGCACATGCGCGCCTTCACCTGATCAGATCCGAACGTCACACGCGCCTCGCACGCGTGTGATTTTTTATGCCTTTTTCTCATGAAAATTTCGCTGAATTTGAAAAATACTATTGAGATTATGTACATAATGCGCTATACTATAATCGTTCCAAGGGGGAACAAAAACAAAGGAAAGGAGGGATGCCGATGAACGAGGAAAACAAAGAAGCCCTGCAGGACAAGATCCTCGATCACCTCGGCGCTGAACCGGAAGATGTTGAGACCATCGAGATCCGGATCGTCTACAAGCCGAGCAAGGCCAAGTCAAAGCAGGACTAAGGTACTCCGGGGGCGGCTGGCCACCGCCCCCCTTTGCTCGGTTTCATCATACAGAATTCACCCACATCCGTCAAGGAGGTATCTTTCATGAAGTTCAAAGTCACAGAGGAATTTAACCAGGGACAATATACCCAGCAGTACATCAAGGAAAACATCCGTCAGATCCGCTTCACGCTCAACCAGCGCACGGAGCAGGATCTGATCGACTGGATGGATCAGCAGCCGAATAAGCAGGGATACCTGAAGCAGCTGATCCGGGCCGACATGGAATCAAAGCGGAACCTGTAAAAGGATCCCAAACACAGGAGACAACGCCGAGCCAAGCCCTTTCTGGAAGGTGTAACGACTGGACACGGAGCCCCGGCAACGGGTGAAGGCACAGTCTGGACTTGCTGGCGACAGCAAGAGCATGGCAGAAATGACCATGCCACGCCTGATGGCGTTGTAACAAGTCGGAGCGGTATGAAGGAACTGACTGCAAAAACTGCTGAACTCATCGATAGCCTGGCATCTGTTCGCGATATTCCCATCCCGGACTTTAACCTTGCTTCCCTTGGCATAGTAGACACGTCAACCTTTACCGACACCCTGAAGGCTGCAGTACCCGAATTCGACTTCAGTGAGGTGTGTTGATCGCCTCCCGCGCTGGCAACAGCGTGTGACAAACTCCGTAAATTCGGCGAAACTCTCCTGTGTTTGGTTCCCAGAGGGAGCGGATGAACATTCTCCGCTCCCTCTTTTTTTGTTCATCTTCCCGTCCTGGGACTCAAATTGTTAACGAACGAAAGGTCACTTTTAATCAATTCCGATATCATTAACAGATATATCAACGTTCGTTCCGGTAATAAACATTGTTGTCCCGGCATTTTTGAAGCTGTTTACAATCTTTATTTCGCAATCTCTGTCACCACCGGAAACAACCTTGCAAGTAGATGCTGTTGTTCTGAAACAGGTTCCGTCCATCAGAATCCTGTCTTTCGGGAAACCGGAGTAAACGTTCGGAATATAGAGAATATGTGATGATGTTATGAAATCACAATTCTTGAATTTCATATTATCGACAGGCATAGGTGCATACAAAAGATAGGAAACCGCAGTGCCGTCAATAATATGCAAATCTTCAACCATAATGTTTTTGCACAGTGGCGGCGTTGATCCGGGATAATAACTCCTGCTGTATTCATCATCGTCAAAATTGACGCACACAGCACAAATGGATGCCCGTTCAATAAAAATATCTTTATAATGAACGTTTTCAATCCCTACGTTGTACACGATGTCCGTGTCCTGTGCCATTAACCATGTAAGGCCATCAGAATACGTCTGCGTTCCTGATGTATGCGTTGGCTGAACAGTAGAAATCAATGTAGGTTTCTGACTTGATCTTGTCCCCATTGTCCGGTAAATTCGATTGTTGCTGGCAACCGCATCCCCGTATGTTCTGAAAGACATACCGGATTCCCAATCAACCCACGAACCACCAAGGGAATACAGGCCACGGCTTGCATTAAAGTTCGGAGCCGCAAGCAAATGAATATCTTCAATTATCCCGTTTTTAATCCATCCAAGTTTTGCCGTTGCTCCGGGATAATCATGGGCGTTCAATGCGATTGCATCATCGTTTGTTTTCAAGAAACAGTGCCTGATTATAAAGTTTTCACCCGATCCGAAATGTATACCGTCCTTTTCGCTTGTGATGATAACATTCTCAACAACAACATCATTAAATTCCTGTATGTGAATGTTATAGTTTTCGCTTCCACTATCCAATATAGTGATTCCATCCAAATGGAGATGATTGATTTTCTTAAAAGCAAGAAATCCATTTTGCCCATAGATTTTTTCAACATCCGTACCTATTGGGCATCCATTCGTTATCAAATTAAGATTCCGAATAGTAATATTTTCATTTTGTGCATTACTAAATGCCCCAGAATTTATAAATGGATATCTCGGCCACTGGTTTGATCCGTTCTTTTCAAGTTCAATATAGACTCCCGGTGCAAAAACCAAATCCGTATTTGAATCAATCTTTATACTTGCACAGATTTTATATGTTCCCGGAACGTCAACTAAAATATACCCACCTCCATTAAGAACATTTTGCAACGCCGTTGAGTTTGCCGCCGCTGTATTTGTGGGAAGAAAATTGTATGCGGAAGCATTTTTGTATACTCCGCTTCCTTCGATTGTAATAGACCCCGGATTTATAATTCCGTCTAATTTTCTCTTGTCTTCTGCTGACATCAATCCGTTGGTGGAAGATGTCGCAGTTCTGTTTATGTCAGAAAGCGTTGTGTCAATTCTTTGTATGCTTGCTTCTGTTTCCGCTTCGGTCTTATTGTAATCATAAACAACATTGCTCAAGTCTTTATAATTGCGATTAAAGTCTACAACTTCAGAAATTACTTCATTTAACCCGTCAAGCGCATTGGCCTTATACGCCGTAATTCGCACATAGCCATTTTGGGAAATGGTAAATGATGTAGTTCCTGCTTGTGTTACGATCTTAGAAACATGAACCTTGTCACGATCATATAAATTAACAGTGAAAAAACTTCCTTGTCTTGCTGAATATTGCGCTCCTGCGAACACCTCTATATAATCTGTACGGTGATAGTATTCGCCTGTTGTATCGTTTTCTTCTCCTGTTCCTGTAATAGAACCGTCTTCCCATTCAGTTATCGGAATAACCTTGTTTGTGTATTGCGTTTGAAAATAATCATTATTCTGTTCCGATTTCAGTTCAAATACATGGATACCATAGATTTTGAATACACTTGATCCATAATATGTATTCCAAAGTCTTATTTTTGAACTGCCATCTGATGTGAATTTACCAATAGCGACATTTACCCTTCCGTCTACCGCACTTGAAAATGTCAGAACAGTTGTTGACCCATTGCGAATTTGAATGTTTGATGTGTTGTTCTCATATTTATGTTCAATATAATTTGCAATTACAAGATATTCTTTACCACTTGTACAAGGCAGATTAAATAAGATTTCATGATTTAACGGTTCGACTTTTTTTATGGCGAATTTTCCATCGTAAACACATCCATCCGCAGAACTTGATCCTTTCTGTTGCGGGAGGTCTACAATATCATCGCCTGTTTTGTTTGCGAGAATCTTCCGATAAAGGTCGATATCGGTTATATGATTAACATCTAATGCGCTCTTTAAATCATTTATCTTCGTGTCCTGGTTCGCGATGGCTGCGTTCTGCGTGGCGATCGCCGCGGAGATTTCCGCGTTCCAGTCATTGATGATCTGCGCGCTGGGAGTGATCACGTTGTCCGTCTTTGTCTGGTATACCGTCGTGAGGATCGCTGCCAGCGTTGTTATCACTCCGGAGTCCGTCAGCTTGATGGTGATCTTCAGCGGGCCGGTGATCAGAAGACAGCTCTGAGGCACATCGATATAGCCGACGCTCTGCCCGTCCACGGTTGTCAGAGTGCCGTTCACGTTCACCGTGCTCCCGTCCGGCAGGATGCAATTCGCCGTGATGGCTCCTGATACGGTTGCCTTTTCACCGCCGTCAAAGATCTTGACGCCGATCCGGCTCCCGTTGTTGTCCATGCTGAACACATTACCGTTGAGCACCTGCGCCTGAATCGCCTCTTTCAGGTCACATACAAACCATCTCTCATTTTTCGCCATGGCTGTTCTCCTCCTCGTTTGTTTCCGATCCTGTCTCTTCCGAGTCTCCGGACAGCTTCACTATATAGCCGCCGTCCCGCTGCGCTTCCAGTGAATCAATCCGTTTGTACCCTTTGTATTCTTTCGTGACTACGTGTTCGTTGTAAACGATCAGCGTCCCTGGATCCGTCAGCGTTTCCCGGATCTCCTCCTCATCCTCGCTGAGAATGTAGGCAACAAAGCGCCCCGTCAGGATCGACGGCGCGGCGAATTTGCAGTTATATTCCTTCTTTTTCTTCGGGATTGACAGCAGGTCCATCCTCTTTACCTCCGTCCTCCGCCGGCATGCCGAATGCCTTCTCAGCCAGCTCGTTATTCAGTCGTTTCAGGTCTTTGATTTGCTCTTCCATGTCCTCTCTGTCGTTCCTGACGCCCTTCTTAAGGTTGGCCAGCTTCTGCCCCATCTGCGCCACGATCCCTGCAAACTGGATATACTGCCCGACCGCCATGCACTTTATCAGGTCGTTCAGATTGACGATCAGAGACTGGATCAGCCCCTCATTATCCATGAATCCTTTCCCGTCATTTACGGTCAGATCTCCTACTTTCCGGATGTCCTCCATCTTTCCCGCTCCTTTAATATCCCATATAATGCAGTGTTGTGTTTGTCTGGCCTGTTACCAGTGCCCCTGTATGTGCATTCCCGTTCGCATCCTTATATGAGTATGAACCTCCCAGCGTGCAGTATCTGGCCGTGTAGCTTTTCCAGTCCACATCATGCCCGTCAAACGTGAAAAGGCTCCCTGATACTGTCAACTGCCCGATCGTCGCCTGCTGGATATCCTGGAACGCACTCTCCATCATCGTTGTCGTGACATATCCGGACAGATCCACCCTGGAAGAATAGATCGGATTCCCTGAGTCAGAGTTGATCTTTGATATACATATTCCGCCTGTCAGCGTTCCGTTATCGTAAACGCCGAAGTCAGCACCATTCCGCTGCATGACCAGGCCCGTGCCGTTTTTGATCCGCAGTTTTTTCTTCCGGACACCTGATTCAGTGTAATATACGACTTCGTACTCACCGCAGACGCCCGTGATGTTGTCCCGCTGCGTCCACAGTGCCGATCCTTCAAACGTATCCACCCACGTATCCAGCGCTCCGATAGAGGCATCCTGATCGCTGATGATCGTCCCGACCGTCTGGTATACGCCGTCCCTGTTAATTTCCAGCAGTGCGCCGTTCTTCAGCCGGATATGTTTTCCCGTACTGTCCGTGATGACGTCATACTGAGCGCATACCGCCCAGATGTTGTCCCTGTTGATCCAGATATCTGAATTGTCGAACTCCTCGATTTTGACCTCGTCATCTTCCAGCTCACAGTCGTGCTCCGTATTCGCTTTTTTCGATCCTCCGCCTCCGCTGCGGGCTTTCTCATTCAGTACGCCGGTGATGGTCTTCAGTTCATTGGCCAGTGTGCATGTGACAGCCTCCGGATGAGCGATGCAGTCCCGCCACGTCAGTTCGCTCAGCCGCTCCATGACCGTCTCCCCGTATTCCGGCAGCGGGATTCGGCACATACGTCCGATGACCAGCCGATCCAGGCTCTCCCCGGTTTCCTGGCTCAGCTCATACCCGCTGATGCTCACGCTCACCTTCGGCACGCTGTTCCTGGCGAGCTGCTTCTGCGCCCATGCTTTCAGCAGTCCCGCGTTATTGATCGTGCTGTCCGTGATCACGTTCGCGATCACGCCGTATATCCCCGTGTTCTGATCCATGTATGAGACATTATTGTTTACGCTGTCTATATGCAGGTTGTTTTTCCCTGTCGGATAGACTCTCGTATACATTCCGCTCCGGTCATACGTGATCTGCAGCGTTTCCAGGTTCCTGTTCCGCCTCATCTCCATCGTTGACGCCAGCGGCCACGCCTTTAATTTCAGCGCCCACGGGAGTGATTCCTGATTAAATTCCCACTGACAGTTCTGGATCGCGTCCGTCAGCGTGTTCAGGTCGCTGTAAATTTCGCTGTTGGTAAACTTCCATCCCTGCGCGTCGCTGAAGTCGCAGTCCGCCGCCGCCATCGTGAACAGCGTCTCCGTCTGCTGGTTCAGCAGGTATGTAATCGCCTGGAACACCGTGCATGTGGTCGCTCCTGTCGTCCCGCTCATTGTTTCCGCCGTTACCTCGCCGAAGACGACCATCTCTTCCAGCAATCCGAAGGTATGCTCAAGTGTCAGCGTCAGGTTCCCGGTAACATAGTCCTTTTTCCGGTTCTTGACGTACATCACGCACATCTCACCATTCGGTGCCCAGATCTGCACCCATGCCCCGATCGCGACATCCGGGCTTTCGCTGTCCAGGACAATGCTTGCCGTGCTCTGCCCGTCCGTCTTAAGGCTCAACTGCATGCTTACCGGCCTCAGGATCCCCGCCGGCGTCATCGTGTGCCCGCTCAGCAACTGCGGCATTCTCATTATTCCCATCTCCCGTATGTATAGACGTTCCAGCTCAGCGCGGCCCCGCTGCTCACGCTTACTGTGTTTCCGCCCTGCTTCAGCAGAATATCGTCCGCGCCTGTCCGCTTGTCCAGTACGCTCCGGAATGTGCTCCCGTTCAGGATCCTTAGTCGCTGGATGTCTCTTTCATCATAGTCTCCGATCAGCTTTTCCCCGTTTGCGAGCCCCAGAGATGAAAAGCTGATCGTCTTCCCGTTCGCGCTGATGGATGCCGTGTTGACCGTACTCCCGCTGCTGTTTGTCGCCTGGAAGCACAGCTTCCCTCCGCCGGTTTCCTTCACCCGGAGCGATGTGCTCCCGCTCGTTCCCGCGCTGATGGCCGCGCTTTCCGCGTCCACGCTCTGCCAGAACGGCACCTGATACGCCCGGAAAGTGATGCTGTATGTCTCTGCCCACTTGTCCGGACTCTTTACCGCCGGCAGGGATACACACATCACCCTCAGCTTCTGCCGGTCCCGGTAGCTGACGGTCAGGTCTCCGCCAGCCGCCGCCCATCCGCATACCTGCTGGATGATGTTCGCCCGCCGGATCAAGTCCCTTTTCTCCGCGATGGCGAAATTCACGATCACGTCCCGGTATCTCTTTTCTATGCCGTTCACGTGCTGGCCGTCGTTTCCCGCCCTGTTCCCGGTTGCGATGTTCCAGCTCGCCGCGCCCTCATCCACGCCCTGCAGCACAATCGCCGCGTCAATGGCGTGCAGTTCCGCTCCGTTCAGCGCTACAGATATCCGCGTTCTCATCTTTTCACCTCGTTATGCCCTGGCCATCAGACTGCCCAGCGACTGGTTGACTTTCTTGTACATCGGCTCTCCGTCCACGTTGACGGTGATATTCACCGGTGCCAGCTTCACCGCCCCGGCAACCGCGCTCCCGATCTTCCCCGGCAGATCTTCCAGCCCTGCTCCTTTGTAGTTGTCCTGTGTCAGGTTCTTCAGCGCCCCGCTGATCTCGTTAAACCAGTTCGACGGCAGATCTTCGAATGTTTCCCATCCTTTGCCGTTCTCGCTCTCTCCCAGATCAATGATCAGCTCGCTCAGCTTGCTGACGACTTCCTTGTTTCCGTCAAATGCCTCCAGCAACTTGTCACTGTCCGCTGCTCCTGTCAGCCTCAGTGCGTCCCAGAATTCTTCCGCCGCCGCCCGCTGTGCTGCAGTTGCGCTGATCGGTGACGGTTCGCCAGTTGTTCCTGCAGTCGATCCGCTTCCCTGGTTGTTTGCCCACGGCGGAATAAGCTCACCTTTATCATTCAGTGAATATCCGTATTGAATAGCTTCGTTTGTCAGTCTCCCGTTCTCATCCAGCAGGTCGTTGTTTCCTGTTTCGTCGCTTGTCGCTGACGGATTCAACAGCGTCCCCAGGAATGCCAGCGCCGGCACGGCTTTCATGATCGCCGCACCGATACCGGCTCCGAACGTCGCCGCTGTCTCACCGACCGCCGCCCCGGCAGATGCTCCGAATACCTTCCCGAGCACCTTCACCTCAAGCCCCAGCTTCATGATATCCGTCAGCCAGTCCCCGATGCCCTTCCCGGTTGTCGCCTCGCTGATCTTGTTTGCCGCCATGACCGGCAGCAGTTTGTTCAGCCAGTCGATGATCGTTCCGCTGTTTTTGCTGATCCAGTCCAGGATATCACCCAGGCTCTTGATCAGTTTCCCGACAAAACTGACAAGCGGATTCTTGCTCTGTTCCAGGTCTCCGCCCAGCTCTTTCAGGAATCCGCTCAGATTCCCCAGCGCGTTTGATATGCTTGTCAGCAGGCTCTGGATATCCTGTTCCAGCTTTATTACAAGTTCTTTCCTGTCACCGTTCCCGTTTAATATTGCACCTGCATCCCTGAGCAGGTTCAGCACTTTCTCCGCATTTTCGTCGATATTCAGGACTTCGCTCAGCTTCGCTCCGATGTTCGTCTTGATTGTTTCCCAAAGTGCCTGTATCTCCGTGATTTTGTGCGACACTGTGTCCAGTTTCTCAATCTCCGGACTCGACAGCGCCAGTCCTGTTTCCTCGACGTCCTGCTGATACCGGTTCATGGCTTCACGCCAGTTTCTCAGCATGTCCGTCATTCCTGCGCCCTTCTTGTCCCCGAACAGCGCCGTCATGAGGTTGTATCCCTCATTTCCTTTGAACATGCTCGCCTTGTCCATCGTGGCAACAAAGAAATCCCAATGGCTCGAGAATTGGCTTTCCGACAGGTGGAGCTGTTCCAGTGCGGCCATTGTGTCTTTGTTTCCGTTGTGCACGTTTGTAATGAACTTCTGGATCCCGCTGGTCACTTCGCCGGCGTCGATGCCCTGCAGGCTCATGGCCGTATATACCCGCTCAATGCTTTCCAGGTCACCGCCCCAGATCGTTTGGATCTGCTGCCAGTCGCCCGCCGCGGCCCATGCCTGGCTCATCAGGCTGAACATTTCGTCCACCATGTCCTTCATGGTGTCCACCGTCGCCGAGAAGATCCCGCTCAGGCTGCTCCCGACGCCGCTGGCGATGCTCCCGATGCTCTTCATGGCGTCATTGAAGCTGACAACCGTCTGCATTGCTTCGCCGCTGTTGTTCGCGACTTCCTTCATGCTGCTGCCGAACTTCGACAGGTCATCCTGTGTCTGCCCCAGCGCGTTCTGCATGTTCGCCAGGGCTTCCCTGGCCTTGTTCAGCTTCTCCGCCCACTTGTCCTGGACTTCCTGATTGTCGGCGTATTCCTTTTTGCTGTCTGCCAGCGCCTTCTCCAGCGTCTTAACGACCTTCTGCTGCTCCGCGATCTGCTTCTGCAGGCTGGCCATCTTCGCCCTCGCCTTGTCCTGTGCTGTCGCGTTCCGGCCCATTTCCGCCGTCTCCGCTTTCAGTTCCGACCGCAGCACCCGCAGCGAACGATAGGCGTCATTCAGCGCTTTTTTGTATTGCTGCTCTCCGTCCAGTTGCAGTTTGGACGCGATCGTACCGTCGTTCGCCATGACTTTTACTCTCCTTTGCCAATCATCCGGCGCAGACTTTTGCCAAACATCATCTGGCTGTCATAGTCCACCCGCCAGTAATACATATCAAGAATGAATCCGGGAGTCATATGACGCATCTCACGCATCGTGAGCCCGGCGATCAGCCCGCAGCTGTAGATCTGCCGTTCCGTCATGATGCTCCCGGTCTTCAGTTTTTTTCTGCTTCCTGTTTCTTCAGCTCATCCAGATAGCCGTCCCGGATCTGATCGTCTTCCTCATCCTTGGACTGCATCCGGTTCCCGTCCTTCACCGCTTCCTGGATCGCGACCATCATCCCGTTCACGCGTCCCATGCTGCTGTGCTTCGTCAGCAGCCCTTCCCCGGTGATTTGCTCCTTGCAGATCCGGCCCTCTTCCTCCGCCATATATTCCGCTCCGGCCTGTGCCAGAATGACGAAGATATCCCTCACGGCTTCTATATCCTTCATGCCCAGCTTCTGCAGCCCTTCCGCTGCTCCGCCGAACTTTTCCCGCAGCGCTTTCATCGCGCTCATATCGAACCGCAGGATATACTCTTTTCCGTCTTTCCCTGTGTACTTGATCATTTTTTTACGCTCCTTTTCTTTTATAACGTCAAATCCGGGAGCGGAGAAAACCTCCGCTCCCTTGTGCTTCCGGATCAGGTTCCGGATGACTGAGAACTTACGCCCGCCTTCGCGTTCAACCAGGCGATCGCGTCCGCTTCTGACGCGAAATCCGCCTCCAGCCTGAACTTGTTCTTCAGGTTGGCCATCGGCTGCACCGCGAATACCTCGCCCTCGATCGTCGGCACGTTGTACTGCGTGCTTTCGCCCTTGGTCTCCATGTCCTCGTTCATGCCGAACTGGACCTTGAAATACCAGTATGCGATATAGGGCTTGCTGCTGATCAGGTTGTCCTTCCAGACATACCCAACGCCCACGTAAGGGGATGCCTCGTCCCCGAGGACGTATTCCTGTGCCTCGCCAGTTCCCGGCGTGTTGAAGTTCGCGAAGTCCAGCAGCATCTGCCTGTCTTCCCGGCTCAGATAAGTGCTGTCGATCGACAGCGTGCCGCTGGTGATGCTGTTGTCCTTGTCTACCAGCTTGTCGTCGCCGTACAGCTTCACGTCGCCGCGGTTCCAGCTGATGTTGGCCTTCATCAGGTGCCCGACCTTCCTTCCCGTGCCGTAAGTCGGCGCGGATCCGGCAGTCTCAGCCGTCAGCGGAGCCACAACGAGATTTTTCAGTGTGACCTGTGCCATTTGGTTTCCCTCACTTTCCTGAGATGTATTCGTTCAGGGCTTGCTGCATCGCCTCGTATACTCTCGGTTTTGCCGCCTTCTCCGCCTCTGTTACGAATTTGTCGCCCTTGATTTCTTTGGTTCCCCTGTGTGTTGGTTGTCTGCCATGGTGCAGGATGTACGCCTTCTGCGCGTTGGTGATTCTGTGTCTGTCCGTTCCCATCGGATATACGCTGATTTCCAGCCCGTCTTTCCCGGTATGCACTTCTGTCATTCCGACATTCCGCAGCATCTCGCCCGTTACCCTGTGCCCGCGTGATTCAATCTCGCTTCCCCACGCGTCCACAAGCACCTGAGCTCCTGCCTTCAGCATCTTAACCTCCGCCTCTCCGCGCAGGCCGTCGCCGATCGCCTTCAGCCGGTTCTCCAGTTCTTCAATTCCCTTCACTGTCAGCCTGGCCATCTTCGTCATCATCCTCCGGATCATCCTCCGGCTCCGGATCTTCCAGTCCCGTCAGATATTCCTCCAGTTCGAACTTCCACCGCCACCGTGTCGCCATCAGGTCCCGCAGGAAGTCATGCCCACTCACTGTGAAGGAGATATCCTTCTGATTTCGCAGTACTTCCTGCACGGCATGCGCCTTCCGGTTGTCTCCGTCCATCAGGTAGAGGATCACCTCACCCTTCTGGCTCTGCATGATCAGCTGATCGTCTCCCCAGATCTGCGCAGGCTCGCCGGCGAGCGTTACCACGCCGTAATCCCGCCTGCCCATATCGTTGTTCTCGTCGATCCACGCCTCCCGGACGAAATCAATGCCCGTCGCACTCAGCGCCGTGACCAGTTCCTCGATCCGGTCCGTGGTCTCTGTCGTTGTCTCAGGCATTGATATCACTCCTCTGGCAGACCAGTTCGATGCCGCCGTCCCGCGTCGGATAGTTCCTGATGATGTCGTATACCTTCTCCTGGTACCGCAGCGTCAGCTCGTTGTTGTACTCGCTGGCCCGGCTCAGTTTCAGCACGACTTCCGGTTTCAGCCCCACGTTGTCGGCGTCATAGTATTCCGTCCGTGTTACGCTCAGTTCCTGGCAGAATCGCTTCGTTTCCGTGACCGTCGGCGCGTTGTATACGCCGCGGGCCTTCGTTGTCTCCGTGATCAGGTAGCAGATCTTCCGTCTTGACATCAGCCGTCACCGCCCTCCGCAGGATCCTCCCCGGAATCATCCTCCGATCCGTCTGCCCAGTCGGTGTAGCCGGTCGCCGTCTTCAGCTGCTTCTTCTGCGTTTCGTAGCTTTCCCGCAGCTGCTGATGGTTGTCCGGTCCTCCTGTCCCTTCTCCGAAGTTCATCGCCACGTAGGTCTTGATCGCTTTCTTCACAAGCGGATCTGTCTCCACGTCCGCCTTCGTGACTCCGGCAATGCCCAGATCCGCCTTCGCCGCGTCGATCAGATCCTGGATCTCGTCCTCGTATTCGGTATCTGTCACGCCCAGCATGCTCATGCACTTCTGCAGCAGTGTCGGCGTTGTCGCCGTGTTCGTTGCCGTGCCCTGGTTCTCAGACATGTCTTCGTCCCTCCGGTTTCTGTGAAAATAAAGCCGGCGGGCGAGCGTGTTCCCGCCGGCATCCTCCAAAGGCGTCAGCCTTCGGATTCAGTTTTCTTCGTCTTCTTCGCCTTCTTCGGCGCTTCGGACGGCTTCGCCGCCTGAGCGTTTCCGTCAGGCGTTGCGCTGTTGAGACACTTCATTGTCAGCACCTCCGTCAGGATTCCGGCGTAAGCGTCAAGCCGGTCAGCTTCCAGATCTTCGTCTCCGTGCTGCCGTCCGCGCCGGTCGCCGTATATTTCAGCTGCTGTGTCGCCGGATTCGTGATCCGGATGATGCAGATGCCGTCACTGTCCAGCGTTACCGGACCGTGTACGCCTCCGATCAGTTCCAGAACGATCGTGTCGCCCTCAGAAGCTTCACACTTCACGACCAGATAATTGCCTGCCTGCTCCGCCGGGTCCCCGGAGAACCCGGTATAATCGTCGACATAGAGCAGCGTGCCGCTGATGGTGTCTCCGCTGACGGTTACCTCATCCTGCAGATCGGTGACGATCTTTCCGAGGAGGTCTACCGATGAGTCGATGTCAGCGCTCAGACTCATCAGGTGGCTTTTGTGTAGCGCACCAGGCCGACTCCGGTGGGCTTGCCGTCTCCCAGGCACATGCCGCGGAAGACGGTGCTGCCGGAACGGAAGCCGACGGACTCATCACGGGCCACGTCGATGTCCTTGCCGAAGTTCCAGACATAGCCTTCCTTCAGGTCGCCGAAGATGATGTCGGTGCCGATTTCGTCTTCCAGGATGACCGGGAATCCCATGACGTTGAACTTCGCCGGGCTCTGGGCATCCGCCACGACGATCGGGCGGTTGTCGCTGTCCTTCACGGCCAGCACGTTCTGCCAGAACGTTGTCCGGCTCATGACGAAGGTGGCGTTCGGCGTGTACTCCGTCGGCAGCTTCGCGATGATCGCCAGGATGTCGGTGAAGGTAATCGCGGCCTTGGTGTAGGTCTGATCGGTGGCGCTGATGCTTGTCAGGCCGGTGGGCTCAGAGGAGCCGGAGCCGGACGCGATCTTCTTGGTCACGAGACGGAAGATCTTGTTGGCCAGGCGCTCGACCAGCCAGGTCTCGAAGGCGGGGATCGCCATCGCGGCGACGTCCGCGGTGATCTCGATGGTCTTGATCAGCTTGTAGGTTCCCAGGGCGACCTCGGCCATCGCGTCTTCTGAATCGGTGGCAGCGGTGCCCATCGCCACGACGGCTGCATCGTTCACGGTGCCTTCCACGGGCACGATCACGGTGCCGGGGATCCGCATGACCTCAACGGCGTTGAGCAAGGGATACAGCTCCATCGCGCCGTAGATCTTGTTGATGGTTTCCTGCGGGATCACATAGGATCCGTTGGCCAGGGCAGTGCGCTCTTCAGCGCTCAGTGGCTTGCCCTGCAGGTTCTTCAGCCACGCAGAGCGGTACAGTTTTTCATTTTCCATGGGTTTTTCCTCCTTGTTCAGATGTTCGAAGGTTCTGACCTTCTTTCCGGCTTCTCCGCCGGCAATCTTCCGGATCAGCGCCGAGCGTTTCTCCGCCTTCGCGTTGATCTTTGCCTTCCGGCTCTCGATGTCGTCGATCAGCTGCTCCAGCTCATCGAGATCATCGCTCAGCTCGTCCAGGCCCTCCACCGGTTCCTCGCCGGCTTCGCCTTCCTCGCCCTCGCGTTCTTCGCCTTCACCCTGCAGCTGTTCCAGCTTCGCCTGGATCTTCTTCAGCAGTTCGTCCAGCTCTTCAACGCTCATTTCGTCGAGATTGAAATCCATGAGTTTAACCTCCTTGCGCGATCCTGGCCTTCAGGCGCAGGATCCTGATTTTTTTCGCTCTGGCTTCCGCAGCGGATCTCTCCGTCCGCTCTTCCTGGATCACTCCGTCCAGGAAACGCTTCCGCGCTTTGCTTATTTCCGTCCCCGGGTTTGCGGGGATTGAAACCGCCGATACGTCATATACCTTCGTGATCTTCATGATCCGGCTGGTCTTCGTCGCCTTGTCGAATTCCTCGCCGTCCTCCGCGATCACAAAGCAGAAACTCATCCTGTCGATCAGCCCGGTATCAATGGCCTCGAACATCCGCCTGCTGTCCTGCGTCAGCCCCAGATCCGCCTCGATCCAAAGGCCGTGCTCGTCAATGCCAAGCTTGAGGCTGCTGTTCCTCGTCCTGGCGAACACCATGCCCATGTGGTCATATTGCATGATCACGTCATCCATGTCCGCATCGTCGAACGCGTGCGGATCGATGACCTCATAGAACGCGGAGCCATCCCAATCCTCAAACAGGACATAGGGCTCGTCAAACGTGCTCGCGTATCCTCGTACCTTGTACGATTTTTCCGCTTCACCTTCTGTACGCTGTACAGCCATGACCGGCATGCTCCGGTACTCGCGTCTCTCATTCTTCGGCATCGTCTTTCCCCTCCGTTTCGATGATGGCCTCCGTAGTTTCTTCAGTTTCCTCCGTGACCGTCACACTCTCCGCGTCCGGATCCTTATACTCACCCCGGACCAGGAACATATCCCCGCCTTCGATCGGCGGCAGGCCCCAGATCTCCCGGATCTCGTTCCGGTTCATGATGCCCCGGTCCGCCATCTGGGAACTGACGTCCAGTTTCTCTTTTGTGCTCGCGTACTGCAGCCGGTTCGCGCTCACGGTGACCATGTTTCCCTGGGCGATCTCCCGCCGGCTGAATGTCATCCGCGTCATCGCTTCGCCGATCTGCACGGCGATCGGCTCCAGCTTCCCGTCATAGAATGCCGCCCAGTCGTCTCCGACGGCCTTGTTCTGCAGCACGTCCATGTTCACGCCGAAGTAGTTGAACACGCTCTCCTGGATCAGCTTCATCTGGTCCGCGTCCACGACGTACGGCTTCTGCTCAATCTGCTTCGGATCCTTGTACTCATACGGCCACAGGAGCAGGCCTCCGCTTTCGCCCTGCAGGTTCTGGGCGTTGAACCGTTCCCGCTCCTTTGCCAGGTCCGTCGGGCTGGTAAAGTTCGACATCTGAGCCATAAACCGGAACGTCGCGCCGTTCTTGATTCCTTCCTTGATCCCCTGCTGCTGCATGTTGATCAGGTCCATCGTCGCGTTCAGCGCCCGGTTGTCTTCCCCGAAGATATCGTCCTCATACTGGAACTTGTTCAGGATCCCGACGCGCTCCATCTCGATGTATCCGGTCTGTCCGTCCCGGAAGCTGTATTTCATCCACGGCTCTCCGTCCACGTCCAGCACTTCCGTCCGGCTTGGCAGGACAGGGAAGTATCCGCGGATCTCCAGGTCGCCTTTCGCGTTGTAATCCAGCACCGGCACGATGAAGGCGTTGTTCTGCATTTCCAGGATCGTGACCAGGCGATATACGAACTGATACATCGTCTGCCATTCGTTCGGTCCCGACCGCAGGCGCGATCTCAGCTTCGGATTCGCCGTCCCCTGGATGTCCAGCGTCATCTTTCCCGCGTGCCTGGCAATGGCGTCGATCGCGGCACGGATCAGCTCGCTCTCATACAGAGCTCCGCCCCACGACGTGAAGGCCGGCGTGTAGGCTGTCAGCGTTTTGTAAAAGCCTTCGATGCCTTTCTGTATCTCCTTCGGCCTGTTCCATCCGAAGATGCTCTCAAACAGCCCTCTGATCCCGACGCTTCTGCCTGTTTTCATGTGCTTCACCTTTCATTTCTCAGACGGTTTTTCATCTCTTCCCACTTGTTTGCCCGCATGCACATCGCATCCAGCAGGCAGGCCACGCCGTCCACGTGCGCCCGCTTGCTTATCTTGATCAGCTTCTTCCGGTTCGTCTCCGCTTCCGTCTTCAGCGCCGCGTCGAGCAGATGAATCTTCATCAGGTCGTTATCCTCCGCGCACTGCAGCGTTCCGTCCTTCAGCATGCCTTCCGTCGTATTGATCACGCCGGTCAGGTTGGTCCCCTGGAATACCGTGTCGCAGTGAAACCCGTACCGCTCCATCTGCGCCTGCAGGTATTGTGCGCAGTACCTGTCCAGGCCTACCTGCATCACGTAAATGTGATACTTTTCGATCAGATCCGCGTACCAGCGGAAGCAATCGTTATAATCCACGAAGTTGTCCCCGCTCTCGATCAGGAAACCGCGCTCGATGTATTTCCTGTACGGCAGTCCGTCCCGCGCCGTTGCTTCCTCCACCTTTTCCCTGGGGATGAAGAACCGCACGAAGTAGTAGACCACTCCGCCGCGCTGGATCAGCAGGCAGCAGGCCGTCAGGTCCGTCGTCTGCGAAAGGTCGATTCCCGCCAGCCCGTAGCAATCGTTGAAATCCTCCAGCGTCAACCGGTTTCCCTCTTCGGTGATCTTCCCGGCTTTCCGCATGGCCATCTGCCACCTGAGCCCATCCGGCCCGACGTCCTCCGCCGTCCGGATCATCGCCTGATGCTCCTCCGGCGTCCTGAATCCGCCCTTCGGGCTTGTGATCAGCTTCAGCTTCTCCCCGAATCCGTCCCCGATGTTGAAGCTCCGCCGGATTGTCTCCGTGCTGAGCCACGCCACGGAGCTGTTCTGCTTGATGTTGCAGTATTTCGTCAGGAACTCCGTCTTTTTGCTCAGGCTTTCGTGCGCCGTGTCGATCTCCTTCAGGATGAACTTCACGCTCACGCTTTCGCCCAGGCCCGGCAGGCTCTTCCGGAGTTCGTTGATATCGTCCCACTTCTCCGGATCGTCGATCATGTACAGCAGCGGCAACAGGTGCTGTTCCCGGCTGTTCCCATTCAAAAAAGCTGTCCCGCGCTTGAACAGCTCATCGAATATCCCGTCGTTCTCATACCCGGCGCTGCTGATCGCGAGCCCCAGCGGCTCCCGCCTTGCGCCCGTGCCGGAGACCATGACCTCCCACTGTTTCAGGCCCCTGTCTCCCGGCCAGCTGGCGATTTCGTCCGCCACATAGAACATCGGGTTATAGCCGTCGCTCTTCCGGTCCGTGAACGGCAGCTTCTTGATCGTCGTGTTCGTCTCTTTGATGAACAGTCCCCGGCTCTTTGTGCTCTTTGTCCGTTTCAGCAGATCCGGCTCCTTGTCCACGTTGAATTGAAACGCGCTGAAGCACAGATCCGCCTGGTCAAGTTTCGGAGCCAGGTAATAGATCTCGCTGCCGTATTCCCCGGCCGCGTATGCCATGTAGGTCCCGATGCCTCCGCCGGCAATGATCGTCTTGCCCTGCTTCCTGCCGATGACCCACAGCACCTCCGTAAACTGCCGGAGGCCGTCCGCGTCCACGATGCCGAAGATGTCGCTGATTGCCGCCCGCTCCCACAGGCTCAGCGTCAGCCGCTGCGGCGCGAGCGGTCCCTTATTGTGGTGGCAGAATCGCTCCATGAACCGGATCGCGTTGGACGCCTTCCGCTGGTCAAAATACCAGCGCTTGTTTTCCAGGCCGTCCACGATGATCTCATAGAGCATCCGGATCCATTTGCCGACCGTGATGCTTCCGTCCCGGATTCCCTGGTAATACGTCAGGATCGCGTTCTCGTCATTCACGCCCCGACCACCCCGCCGTTATCCATCGCACCTCCGCCATTGTCAGCCTGTCAGCCGGAACTCGCTGAGGCCGTCCACCTCGTCCGGCTTCTTCTTCCCGCGCTTCACGATGATCTCTCCCAGGATCCCCAGCGTCCGGTTCGCGCAATCCACGTGTTTCGGGATCTCCTGGACCAGCGGATGAATGCACACGTTCTGCCGGCCCTTCACGTATTCCTTCTCGACCGTCATCCCGTCCTCTTCCAGCTGCGTCCTCATCTGTGCGATCAGCGCAACCTCCTCCGCGTAGGTCATGGCCGCCGCCTTGAAGTCTTCGTCCTTGTCCACCTCGAAGATCTTCCCGAACTTCAGCAGCTTCCGGTAGCTGGATACTGCCTTTGCCATCGTCTCCCTCCGTATCTTCCGGCATAAAAAATCAACTCTCCCGAATTGCGGAAAAGTTGCGAAAACGTATTAAAAAATCCTGCGATATGACGCGATTTTCTATCAACTTATTGGCCGGCTCAACTTTCCAAAACCCTCGCGTGCGCGCCCGGGAGCTCTTTTTGGCTG